GATTCCTGTAGCGGCTGATGCAATCAAGGCGATGCGCTCGAAATTCTTTTCGATGCCGCCATAATCTGCGCCACGTTCGCCAATAAGTTCGCCAGCTTGTTTCAGTATTTCATGAGGGTTCATAACAGCACCATCCCTATAACTACGCCCCACATAAATCCGACAACGCCAGCAGCGGCTAACCACCAGCGCATGGCCAGTTTCCCGCTGACAAAGCCGTCATCAAACCCGTCTCGATAGTCTGGAAGGCGCGACATCTGCGCCTTCAGATATCTTGCGTTCAAATCATCTGTGTTCATTTGGTTCTCCCGTATTCAGCGAAAAGGAAAATGCTGTCCTTCGCTTCATTCTGGCCATTAGCCACGATCACTGTGTGGCCACATGAAATCAGATAATCGCGCCAGTCCTTTTGTTTGGCGCTTAGAACGCCGCCTTTAGCGCGTTTCATTTCAATCCATACATTCCAAGCTGGGATATATAGATCAGGAACGCCAGCACTAACGCCTTCGGCTTTCAATCTAGCAGCGGCGGCAATTCCTCTAGCGCCGCCATTTGGTATGGCAAAAATTCGGATGCCTTTATAGCGCTGGCGAAACCATGCTACAAATTCGCGTTGTTCAAGATGCTCGCTTTTCAAAACGGAACCTCTTGAAAATATTCATCGCAAGCGTCCGGGGTTGCTGCGAATTGTTCTGGCGGGCGCATATCAAACTTCATGCAGTCTCCAGCTTTAGAATAATGCTCGCAAGTATGGCAGCAGCGAGGCGGTCCCGCGCGAAGCCATTCTTCCCATTGCGTGACAATCTCAGGCTGCGGCGGTCGCTGGTTCATTGCTCCATTTCCTTTCAATGATGCGCGCGTATTTACCATCCATCCGATATTTGATTTTTCGCGGTGGATTAGATTGATTTAATTTCTGCGCTATTTCTCCCAGATTATTAGATGTCAAACATCCATCAGGGGCATTCGATGCAACTGCGATCTTGTATAAATCGCGCGCTGCCTTTTGCCCGGCATAGCCTTCATAGCCTATCGCAAAATATTCAGCCACGGCTGGGTCTGTCAACCCGCCATAATATCGGACGCAAAGCAATTCTTTCCCAGATGATCTTGAGATATGTTTTTCCCAGCGCCATGATGATACGGCTATATCATTTCCATCGCCACCCATAATATCAACATCGCGCAGTTTCCATTTTTTAGGCTCTGGCGCCGGAAATGGATTGCCGCAACTTTGACATTCTTTGGCTGATATATGGTTAATCTCTCCGCATTCTTCGCATATTTTCGCAGGGAAATCGCCAGTGCCATCACCCTTTTTCTTTGGTGGCTGCACTGCCGTTATCGGTCCATGCGATTCGACAACGCCAGCAAAGTCTAACACCATGCAGTGATCAGTATGAGACTTTGGGCGCATTCCTCGCCCCGCCATCTGCACATATAGGCTGGCGCTCATTGTTGGGCGCACCATGGCGATCAGATCAATATCGGGATAATCAAACCCGGTTGTCAGAACATTGGCATTGGTGATTGCCCTGATCTTTCCGGCTTTGAAATCATCTAATAGTCTTTCGCGTTCTTTTTTTGGCGTTTCGCCAGTTACGCAAGCCGCTTCAATTCCATGTGATAAAAGCATCGACGCCATATTTTGCGCGTGATCAACGCCAGTGCAAAAAAACAGCCATGCCTTTCGATCTTCGGCGCGAGCAATCACTTCTCGAACGACGCCAGCATTCATCAATTCAGTATCGACAGCAGCCTGCAATTCGCTTTCGATATATTCACCGCCGCGCTTATGGACGCCTGAAACATCTAGTTTGGTTTTCGTAATCTTGCTGTGTAGTTTTGCCAGATAACCTTTATAGACCAATTCCTCGATTGATACAGGCTCCAACAAGGAATCGAAAATGGCTGGCTTATCAGTTATCAGCCCATGGCCTAGACGGTATGGCGTCGCTGTTAATCCAATCACGCGCAGCTTTGGATTGATAATAGACAGATCAGCAATCAATTTTCTATAGCCGCCTTCATCCTTGTGGCTGACAAGATGGCACTCGTCTATGATGATCAGATCAACGTGACCAATTTCATCTGATCGCTTTCTGATTGATTGGATGCCTGCAAACGTAATTGGCTCGCCAAGGTCTTTCCTGCCAATGCTGGCGCTGAATATTCCTAGCGGCGCATTTGGCCAATATTGCATCATTTTTTCTGCATTTTGCTCGATCAATTCCTTGACATGCGTCAGCATCAAGATGCGCGTTTCCGGCCAGTTTTGAATAGCATCACGGCAGATCGCCGCGATGATATGACTTTTCCCTGATCCGGTTGGAAGCACAAGGCACGGATTGCCAGTGTTGCCGCCTTCGAACCAATCATAAAGCTGGTCGATGGCGCGTTGCTGATATTCGCGGAGGATCATATGATTGCTCCAAAATAATTCATCGGGATCAGATAACATTGCTCGATGTCTGCCGGATCGTTTCTGTCTCGTCGGCCTGCGCGAACGACTTCAAAAGATGGCCATTCTTTTGCGCTCAAGACGTATATTCCATCTGGCAAGCGAATAGCCAGCGTGAACCATATGTTTGTGTTGACACATACAATCATCACGCGATCTATCTTTTGCTTGCTGATAAACAATCCACCAAGTCTTTGAAGCTGATCGAAAGAGTAATTGCGGCATTTTATTTCTAAGAGCGCAACAATATATCCGTCTTTTTCTATTGCATAATCGGCGCTATTGATAGCGTCTAGCTTTTGAACAGAGCATCCCCATGCCTGACTTATCTGGCGAGCTACTTCAGCCTCATTGCTTCGATCTTGCTCGCTTTCATATAGCGGCCTCATCCCACCACCTCCGCTCCCGGCATATCGCGCCTGATTTTCTTTACTTCTTCATTAGTGCAACCGCTTGCGTTGGCAATGATTTCGCTGCTCGCGAAAATCGTCGCATCAGGCTCGCCATTGCTAACATCCACGCCATTGATTTCATAAACAGCCGTCCACTCATTCAGCCCTTCTTTTAGTTTCCACGGCACAAGGTCTGGATGAAGCACATGGCTTTTGCATCCAGTTATCTGATGATCGAACGGAATGCCATCAGAAGCGTATCGCTCGCACCGCCATGTGCTGCCTTCCTGTGCTGTGCTATGAGCGCAGGTGCGGCAATTCACTTCCTTGGTTAGTTTCGATCCGTGACATAAATCATGCGCCGGGCAGAATTTACATTGATACCATGATGGATCGGCGCTGATAGGTTCTGGCATCCGATCAGACAAAGCCAATCGTTTCCCGCGCTCAATTAGTTTTTGCGCGGCCTTTTCGTCATATTTCACGCGTTCAGTGTATAGCCGATCATCATCCTTGCAGACTGCGACATACAAAGCGCGGTCGATATTCAGCCCGGCCATATAGATTTGCATCTGCGCCCAGTGTTCAGGTTTTGACTTTTCAACACCTTCTCGCTCCAGCAAATCAAATGATTTCTTGTTGTGCGTCTTGAACTCTGCGACATGGCGAGTTTTTTCAGCCAGCGGGACGCCGCTTTCAATGATTGCGTCGGCGCTGCCTGATACATGTGATCCGAAATTAACGTAGGCTTGCGCCTTACTGAATACAACGCCGATGCCTTCCAGATCATTCATGAATGTGCGTTCTTCCAGATTGCCGCGTCTGAATAAACGTAACACGCGACCGGGAAATTTCTGACGAACAGCCCAACGAAACGACAGCCAGATCCAGCGATCACAAGCGTGACCAAGAATTGATGCACCCATGTGCGGACGAGGCTTTTCTTCTCGCCTTTCGTGGGCTGCGTCTATGAGGGCAACAATATCATTGTATGGTTTTGGTATGGCTGTCATTTTGATTGCTCCATTGGTATTGCCGAGGCCGAAGCCTCGGCGGCTAGTTTTACTTCTGCCACGGCGGCGCGGCGCGTTTCTGTGCTGGTGCGCTGGCGGCTGGTGCAGGCTTGGCAGATGGTGAGGGCGGCGCTGATCCGTTTACGGATCGAAAGCCTTTCACAACATTCTTATCGCCATATTCAGCGGAACTTTCGATTGCGACTTTGATACACAGATCGCCGCCTACTAGTTGGTCGCTGTCCTGCATGTCGGACAATCCAATCGCCCGCATGATTTCACCTAACTGGCGGCGTCCGATTTCCTCCGCTTTCGCGTTAGGATTGAACACATTAAGGTTGTCGAAAATCACGCGGCCCTGATGGCTGGGGCCGGTCACATCGTAACGCACGGAAATATACTGGCCAGTGCCAGATTTCGTGCTGCGAAGTTCGGTAGATGCGATGGTGGCATTATACCAGCCAGCCGGGATTGGATCGTATGAACGATCATTTTCCGGCATTTCATCGCGTTTAAACGTCATACCAAGATTAGCCATGCTTGTTACTCCTTTGTGATTGTGAACGATGGGCGACCCGGTGTTGTAGTGATCGCAGCCAAAAGCGGGCCGGTGATGCTTTTGTCGGCGGCTTTCCAGATTGTCAGATTGATTTCAGGTTTCCAGCGGAACAAGCTGGAAAGATGCGCTTCCAGTCCATTTTCGCGGGCGACTTCCTGAAGCAATTCGCTATCAACCTTTCGATTGAGGCGACCGACGACCTTGATCTTGTATGCTCCTGTATTGGCCGTTTCGGTGCCATCCAGATTTTCTGGGATGCCGATAAGCGAGAGCATCTTGTCTTCAATCTGGCGGCGTTTTTCAACCGCCAGACGTTCATCTTCCTTGGCTTTCATCCATTCGATTGAAAGATCATCAAGCATATCAGCCTCCAATCTTTCGAATGATCGCGCCAAGATCGGGCATTTCCCATTGATCCAGCTTGCCGCTGCGATCCTTGGCTTGCCACAATCCATCGCTGTCGCACATCAGACCGCGCTGTGTGACGCCTTCAGCATCACGCTCCACCCGCAGCGCCAACACTTCGTCAAAAAAGTATGGCAGCTGCTGCCCGGTTTTGTTTCCGGGCATAGATGGCGCGTAAAGAATACGCCCCATTTCGTCCTGCGATTTCTCCAACTTCGCGCTCATATAAACGTGCTTGCCGGGCAGATCGCGGAATGCGCGGATCAGGTCTGCGACCTGTTCCTGCATGGCGCCGTAGGCTTGGCGCGGGTCTTTGGTTGCCTTCTTCTCCGCATTCAGGATCACTTCTGCGATTTCTGAAATGCTATCGAGGGCGACACTTTGAAATTCATTTCCGGTTTCGCCAGCGATGAACGAATAAGCCTCCCGCAGATCGTCGATGCTGCTGATTTCGATATACGGCAGATCAGCGTCCTGAATGGATAGCAACCCAGCCTCCGCCGACAAGATAATCGGCCTTGGCAATGTTGTGGCCAACGTAGTCTTGCCTGCGCCCGCCTGCCCATATACTAGCAGCTTGACGCCATTTCCGGCCAGCGCGCCGGTGCGCTTAAGTGATATCGCCATGATCAGGCCACCATCAGAATGATGATGCCAATGGCGAATGCGCCCCAAAACAATTTCGGCATATCTTCTTCTGTCAGCTTATTCATTTTTCAGTTCTCCCGCGCCCCTTCGGCCTATTCCGTTCGGGCAGCAATTTCGTGTTTACAAAAGATTTGTTGTAATGTAAACCTCTAAATTCTAAAAAGGGACAAAAAAATGATAAATATCGACAAAATCAAGGAAATCTTAAAAGACATGAACTTGCGAGCCGTGGCCAAAGGCGCGGGCATTCATGAAAATTCGCTTTATCGAATAATGGCTGGTCAATCCTGCCGGTTCGATACTATGTCGAAACTGGTCGTCTACCTGCAACGCAAGGGGTTCAATCTCAATGGTTAAAATTTTCGATCTACCTTTCACGCCTCCGCCGATTGTCGAGCCAGCGCCAATTGAACACCAGATCGCAGATGCTATGCAGGCGGCAGGTCTGACGCCACCGTTCCCGATCCACATAGACGGCAAGCTGCACCGATTTAGGTCCGGCACAAAAGGCACGCCGGGCATCGACAAATCGGGCTGGTATGTTTTTTATTCGGACGGCATTCCGGCGGGCAAATTCGGCGACTGGCGATCTGGCATCGAACACAACTGGCGGGCTGATATTGGCCGGGAATTGTCTCCGGCAGAGGAAATAATTAACCAGCGCCGGATGACGGAGGCAAAAGCCGCCCGCGA